ATTTATATTCTCCTATCTTTTGGAACCATATCCAATTCAACTTCACCATTAATTTTATACATCGATTTATTAACCAATGCTGTATATAATGTACCTTCTAACACAAGTTCTTGGGTTGTTTCTTCAAGAACTACAGTTAAACCATTCAATAAAAAGTCGTATTCATTTAAATTAATTGGAATTGTTATATAAATGAATTCATTATTTGTTGTAAAGTTAAGTTTATATGATTCACCATCAGTGGAATCAAATGACTCAAAAGTATCAACATCAGATTGATCTATAACAGGGGATGTCGATACACCATATTTTATTGGAAAAGTTTTTGTATAAGAAAACATTATGTCATCCAAATCATCATAGTTGTCAATTTTATTTGATTCCACCTCAATCCAAGAATTATCACCGTAACTCTCAACCAATTTATTTTCTTCTGGTTTGTCGGTTTCGTGATATGTTGGATGTGGGTCATAATCAGGTTCAACAGCAAGGTCTGGTAACAATAAATCAAAACTTCCATCGGTATTTTGTTTATATGTTGAACCACATTCAAGCATACTAATATCTATATCTAATGTATTTATAGGAACATCTGTCATCTCTGAACCATTTGGGAAAATAATATCAACAAATTCCCCATCTGGATGAATATGAATCTGATTATATACAACCTCACTTCTATGTATCTCTTCGGCAATAAGGGATTGCTCACTAAATCTGTATGGTCTAAGAATAAACTCCCAAACAAGTTTTCTCCCCATAAAAATTGCCTGTTCGGCACCTATATCAACAATTTCATAATTTCTATTATTCCATAAGGTTTTAATGACATCTCCGGCCATTGGTTGTATTTCTGAGGTAGTAACACTGGCAATCTGAAACACAGCGTTCATATCACCATCCTCAATTCTAATAACATCACCTATTGTATAATCTTGTCCTCTATTGAATGTGTTTATTTTTATATTGTCAACTCTTCCATCAACAGCATGTATATCAACACAAAGTCCAGTACCAGTACCACCAGATGTGTCAACTTTTTTTGAAGATCGGTATCCAGAACCACCAAAAGCATTGGAAATTGTTTCTGGTACACCCTCTATAGTACCACCAACATCCCGATTAAAAATTATTTTAGGTATAAGCGAATACTCCAAGGTCTCATCAGAACGAATACCAAATGCATCTATAACATTTGGCTCCTCAGTTGGCTCATAATATAATTTGGTTTTAACTGGCTGATAATAATCCTGATTGGAATCCTCTCCATACAACCTGTCAAGTTTCGATTTGGCACGATAATACAATACCTCAAAACCAGCAATGTCTGTGTATTCTCCAACCAATGATTCAAACAAACAAAATTCTGGATTATTGTCTGTTACATCATATAGATTCCATAACGGTGTCCCTTTGAGACAATTTGGGGGGCAATTCAACGCCATTAAAAACTCCTCATTACATCATTCCAATAATTATACCATACCCTTCTAAGGCTTCTTCATCTCTAAGTGTTGTTTCCAAATATTCCTTTTCAGTGTTACCCTCAGATATAAGGTCGGAGCCGTCAAGGCTAATTCCCTGATTACCCATACTACTGAAACTATCAAATTTTCTTCTTATCAACCCCAAAGAAATTTTCGACAATGCTGTGACATAATCAAATACCCAATCCTCATCATATATCTGTTCCTCTACTTCCATCTCGATGTATGTAGCAGATGTATATGTGATTATTACCTCATCACCAACAGACAAAGTACCATCCAATCCCATTCCGTCCCATGCAATTAAATCGTCACCTTCGACACGATAATCCAATCCTAATATACGATTAAACGCCCCGACAGAAAATCTCACCCCATCACTGACACTAATTGGATGTTCGGTTGTCAAAGAATTATTATCAATCTCTTCTTGTGTCAATACTCTGTTTTCAATCTTTGTTTGATAATGTCTAATTTTACTACCCTTAGCCTTTTTGCTATCGGGTCTCTTACTTCTTGCGGTAACATAACTAATATTAACAACATCACCTATAGACAAATTATTACCAAATGACAATCCATCCCATTTGATTTTCTTCCTATCCAAAGGATCAACAATATAACTATCAAATGGTTGTATATCAAATTGATTACCATTCTTCTTTGAAATTTTTATATTATCATCCCATACCTTCCACGATAAAGTGAATGATTGATTATCGATATGAGATTGATTTATTGTTATTTGTTCTATCTCAGATGATGTAACAGTTACGGTGTTCCATTCATCAGGATAATATTCAGATAGGTATACAACGGGATATGATATTACAATCTCATCGTCCTCGTTCAACACACCATCCAATCCCAACTCGTTCCAAGTAACAACTCTTCTATTTGTGGATAACTGATCCCAATCAACATACTTTTCCACAACTCTACCATTCACTGTCATCTTCATATCTTCTGGTACATTATAATCAAACTTATCATTATAATCGATACAAGGGGAATGATCTAATAAAAATGACTTATTGGCAAGTTCTGTCTGTCCTATTTTATGTGTCTCAATTACGGTCTTTATTTCCCTTAAAGTGTCCGTCCAATCTGGTATATAATCTGGTAAACTCGAACCTTCAACCATATATGTTCTCAACATCACAAACCCAGGGGAATCAAATAAATATTCTTTCGGATGTCCTGTTTCCATATCCGTACCCTGTCTGTATATATTACCACTATTCATCGGTGGAGCAGGGTTGATCTCTAATTGATTGGTTGATTTATGATATTTCCAGTTATATTGTGTCGTGGAATATCTATCCAATGTTTGCATAAAATCCAAAACAAGATGATAAGATATTAAATCATACCCACCTGTAAACATATTTCCATAAAATCCATTTTGGAACATCCAGTTATCCATAGTGAATAATGTATTGATTCCACCCATAGAAATTGGATTGTCGTCATACTCAACAACCTCAACAACTCCTGCAGGTAAATCATAAAATCTCTTTCCGGCCTGTAACATAATAGTAAAATAGGTTTCTTGGGTAGCACTACCAATGGCCCATTTGATATATTTTTGTCTTGCATAATCAATATGGTCACATATCTGCTCATCACACAATTCAACTTTGACCATCGGCTCACCAAGACGGTTTCGAACTTTTTGAATTAATCTACTCTTTGATATAGCCATTATTTTTCCCCATCACCTTTATAATTAGGATCAACATCCTTTAAATCTGGGATTTTATCTAATATTTTTTGTAATTTAGGGTCTATTGATTCACCCAACTTCATAGATAATTTTTGTATTTTCTCTTTCAATGTAATAATCTTCTTTTTTATATTAATCATCCCTTCTTTCTGTCGCCTTGCTCGTTCTGGGTCTTTTTCTGGTTTTTCTTCTTCCATAAATTCCTTTTCACCAAGGGCAACATTAAGGTCAAATATAGCCTTTTTATATTCCCTTACTGTCTCATAATCTTCTTTTATATATAAACCAAATCTCATAATATCACCCTTAGTATTATTTATATGTTAACCAATCCCAATCTTCTTCCATTCCAGATTCACCAAAATCAGCAAGAACCCCCCATCCATCATCCTCTTCACCTTCGGATAATTTTTGGGTAAATTGGTAACTTTCATCAAATATTTCTTGTTCTAATGTATACAATGCCCAATATAAAGCAGAAACCAAATCATCTTCTATATTTACACCACCAAACCTATTGTGACCTAAATCCTGAAAGTCTGCCAATTGTTCGACGGTTCGTGGATCATAAATCTCAATATTACCATCTTCTAATAATTTCTTCATCAAAAGAACAGCCAGTGTTTTCGTCTTAGTGGTGGCACGAATACCCAAATCTCGTTCTTTATTACCTGTATTTATCAAATTTTCATTCTCATATTCCCACCACAAACGATTAACAACTGGGGCACCCTCACCATTATTCTCAACCATAATATAAGCATCATTATAATAATATGATGTTCTATTAACAATATCAGCAAAAGAATATACATCAGTATAACTATCTTCCCACACGGCAACCTGTCTCATTGTCACTGGGGTGATTGAATCCAACCTCAATATTTGTATAACAGATGAATTTTCACCTGTACCTTTTGCTGTATCAACACCCATAACATATGTACAACCATCTTTTGGTTTTTCATATATACGAAACCGTCCTTTCATATCCAAAAATTCTGGTTCCTTCCGATGCCTAAACAACCTTTCCAAACATACGGAATCAATAACGGTATTACTTGAACCTATAAATTCACAATTATGATGAATAAAATTATCACCATAATATACATTTTCCCCATCAACACCCAACAAATCATAAACATCAGATTTATCAAATTTAATTATTTTTTTTATCTTGACTTCACCATATTGCCTATGTATAATGATATCATTGAGAGATATATCATCAGAAATTTTTTCACCTTCAAAAGTGACAAATTTATGACCAGTGGACACCTCACAATATAATCCATTATCACATTCAAATCTATATCCACTTTTTTTCAACTTTTGTATACCAACAAAATCCTGAAAACCTGTTGGTGTTAACACCTTATATCGTGTATTTTCTTTCCACATTTTTCCACACCCTACCTTTTATAATTCTCTCAATTTGTTGTGGAGTAATATTATACTTATCACTAAATTTAAGACTAAACGCTCTTATATATGACATACAACGACCGTTTTTCATAATATCACCAACACCTTCAATAAATGGGTGATCTTCAAACAATTTAATAATTTCCTTGACAATACATTCCGTCAATTTTGTATTAGGGGGTAACATACCTTTACGATCAATACTCCATTTTTTTCGTTGATCTAGGGTATGACTACAACCCTTGAACGGTACACCATCCCTTTTTATTCTCCTCTTTGCCGATTCACTCATTTTTTGTTTTGAGTATTCTGTAAATTTAAACCCCTTTGTAGTAAAATTATCACAGAGATGATTACCCTTACCATCAATTGATTCATTAAGACCATTATTATATGTATCGTATAGTTCTATATAATACTCTTCCCTATCAGCGATATAATCAAAATCATCGCTCTTTTCCAATATATCAAATTTAAATTCATATCCTCTAAACCTATTAGATCTTGAATGAGCGGACATCCTACTCTTAACACCACCACTATAAGTAGTTCCAATATAAAGTTGACCATCATCTCTTGTTATTTTATAAACAATATACATATATAACCTCCATACATATACTATATATAAAATCCAATAAATTGTCAACCGAAAAGATCATATAATTCCGAAATCTTTACATCTTTTATTATTCCAGTTTCATCATCCATTATCGTTATCATAGAGTTTTCACCAAGACAACCAAATTCTTGTTGGAATTTTACTTTACCTAAATTACCCCTTTGTTCTTTGGCCCATTCCTCATCTCTCCCTGGGACGGCACGATAATCAAATCTGAGATGTTTAAATGAATTTTTACCTTC